CCGCCGAAATAGATCCTATGCTTGTTGAGATGATTAAACTCTCTGAGCGAATTAAAATATTTTCTAAACTTCGTAATCTTATTTATGAAAGAGAATATGAAAAAGACCAGGATGCTGCTGACCTTTTGGGTTGGGCATATGAAAGACTTGCGGATTAGATATTATATTATTTAATTTATATACTAGAGCGGAGAATAAAAATTAAAAAAATTCCTGGTAGCTATAGCGAATCTGGACAAGAGTCTTTTGTTATAAACCAACTAAAAGAAAAGAAGCACGGACACTATGTTGAGATAGGTGCGTACCATCCAACAAGACTGTCTAATACATATATTCTAGAAACTGAGTATGATTGGTCTGGGGTAGGGCTAGAAATAAATCGGAAGTATGCTCAATATTATAATCAACAAAGACGAAACCGCTGTTTAGACGTTGACGCTACAACTTATGACCTAAGACCATACTTTGTTGAAAATGATTGGCCTAAACAGATTGATTATTTGCAGCTTGACATTGAGCCTACCTTTCAAACATTAGCTGCGTTGCTAAATCTGCCTATGGATTACCGCTATTCTGTAATTACTTTTGAGCATGATCGCTATGTTGGTCAGGATAATGAACAGCACCAGCAAGCTGCTTATGACTTCCTTACAAGTCATGGATACAAAAGAGTTGTCCATAATATGCGTAACTACGAAGACTGGTATATTGATCCAAACGTAATTGACTGCGAATTTTTGGGCAAAGATGTAAATCAGGGCGATCTTTTTACCTGATTAGTTGACTATTAACTTACCCTATGCTATACTTTTATTTCTTGGCTCCATAGCTCAGTTGGTTAGAGCACTACCCTGTCACGGTAGGGGTCGCCAGTTCAAGTCTGGTTGGAGTCGCAATAAGGGGAGTTAGCTCAGCTGGTTAGAGCAGCGGACTCATAATCCGTCGGTCACGGGTTCAAGTCCCGTACTCCCCACCACCTTGCACAAAAACAGTTTGAATGGTATACTTTTACTAGGCCTTCTTAGCTCAGTGGTAGAGCAACGCACTTGTAATGCGTAGGTCGTCAGTTCAATCCTGACAGAAGGCTCGGATTTTAAAATAAGAAGGTATCTTGGAATCGTTTAACTTTAATCTTTGGTATGATACATATGACCCCAAGTTTATTCAAATGTGTCATCAGTCTATGATTCCAGACAAGTGGGTTAGCTACCAAAAAATAAATCACAATAAATATTCAGGATCCATACTTAAACCAATTAATCAGTACGTAGAAGCCTTATATCCACCACCCAAACTAATATCTTTAGATAATAATACTATTAGGCTTAGGCAGCATACCCATGCAGGTATTTTTCTTCTAGACAATACAATAGAATTTACGAATGTTGATAGGCCGCATATGCGTCAATATTATCAAACTAAAACTAGCTATCCTTCAAGAGAAGATTGCTTTGAGCCAGCCTATCTTTTTTATGTACCCTGGGCAATAGATGAACAGGTTGTAGCAAAATTTGAGCAACCATTAGAAGATTCTCCTTTTTGTGTATATCCATCAAGCTACATTTTTAATAAAATTCCTGAATCAGCTCAATATGTTGAGCCAAACTTTGTCCCCTTTAAGTTCAAAAAAGTTGGAAAGCACATGACAACTGAAAACTTTGGCAAAATTACTGCGGGAGCCCCGATGTTTGATATTGTAATTGATTCTAATGATATACTTATTAGAAGAATAAAGGAATTTTATGAATATAATTAAGTTTTATCCATTTAGCAAAGACACGTTAACGTTTTCTCCAGAACCTCAACCAGCATCAAAGTTTTTGCCAGAATGGTATAAAAAAACACCATCGGTAATTGATAACGGTGGGATTGCTTTTGGGCAAATCGGCACAACAGTCAAAAAGTGTATGCCAATTTTCGATCTTCTAACGTCTGGATACTTGATTACTGCACCGTGCGATATATATCTAGATGCAACAAATCCAGAAAAGCTCCAATGGTCTATTCCTCAGGGCCTAATCTCTCATCAAGGAGACATGTTTGCCGTACATGCTAAAGAGCAGTATGATAAAATGCCCGTAAACGATGCTTTGCACCATAAAGATCTTTTGAGAATTTTCCCGTTTTGGGCAGTGGGAACTCCAAAAGGCTATAGTACAATTTTTCTTCAGCCTCCGTATTCAGATAAAAGCCCACTAATGGCTTTACAGGCAATAGTCGATACAGATTCTTTTATAACGGATGGGCACCTTTCTTTCTGGGTAGAAAAAGATTTTAAAGGAACAATAAAACAGGGAACTCCGTTGGTTCAAATTATTCCATTTAAGAGAGAGTCTTGGGCAAAAAGCATAGAGTCTGTTGAAAGTTCTGAAAAAATATTTTATAAACAAAGGCTTAAATTAAGATCAGTTTTTGCTAACGCCTATAAAACACTGTTTAGAGAAAAGAAAGAATACAATTGAATTTTTTAAAGATTAAGTTTACCCCAGCTTTTCATAAACCTGGGGATAGGCTTACTCCTCCAGAGCCTGGGAAAAAACATGTTCCAGAATGGTATAGAAGTTTAGCTAAATTTGATCAATCGAATAGCGATATAACCCTTAATCCAGTAAATCATTTGGGGTCTGACGGGGCTCAAGTTTCTACAAAAATGTGTATGCCATTTTTAGATGCAACAACTGCTGGATATATGTATGTTTTAGAAGATGATTTAACTGTTACCCTAAACAAAAATGGCAAGCCCAGCCTTTCTTGGGGTGGAGACGTCATGCTGGTTGATAAAAGGCCAATCCTGGACATTGTTGTGCCAGATAATTGTCACCCAGTTCATTATGGCTGGAGGATGAATTGGTATTATGAAACTCCTCCAGGATATTCTGTATTGATTACCCATCCTATGAATAGGTATGATTTGCCGTTTTATGTGCAGTCTGGAATTGTTGAGTCAGATATCTGGGGGCTGCCTGTCTTTATAGCATTTTTCTTAAAAAGAAATTTTCAGGGGGTAATTCCAAAAGGAACTCCAATAATGCAAATAATTCCATTTAAAAGAGATAACTGGGAGCTAGAGGTTATTGATACTGAACAAGAGATTAATCGTCATGAGCTAATGGCTGAAAATAGGAGGTCTATGCTTTATGGATATTACAAAAAATCAGCTTGGAGAAAGAAAATTTTTAACGTTTTAGGGAAGAAAGTGTCAGATGATTGAGGCAGTAATATTTTCTTATAAAAATAAAAATTTAAAAGCTGTTGTAGATAATCTTTTAAACAATACTAAAAATAAAATTTTTATAACCATTTTTGATAGGCATAATTTAAAAAGAGACAGTCTTTTTGAGGATAGCTATTACGATAATATCGTTGAATATGAACACAATTCCTGGGACGAGATTATTGGCCCAGCAGAATATAAGGGTAACCTATTAAATAGTTCCCAATCTAAATATTTTTTAATTATTTCTGATGATATTTTTGTCTCAGAAAATTGGGATGTTCAATTAATAAATTTTTTAAAAGATGAGGATTCCATTGTTTCTGGATGTGGCAGTCTGCAATTAGTACAAAAAAATCTTTTTTTCTTAAAGCAGTCTAGATCTTTTACAAACGAATACACTGCGTCTTATTTTGTAGACAGAAATTTTATTTTTGGAAAAACTGAGAACTTAAAAGATGTATACCCAATAGAAACAAAGTATTATGGAGAAGAAGAAAAACTTTCCTTAAACTTGTTTAAGAAAAAAATAAAAATTTACTCTGCTCCATCAGATTTTTATCAAGACCTAGGAGTAAGAACTTTTGAAAACCTATACACAACCTTTTCTTTAGAACACAACTATAACTTAGTAATTGATAGCTTAATAAATGCTCCAGAAGAATTCTTGCAGCTAATAAATCTAAAGAGAGACAATCTTTATAAGCTACCATATGACAAAAATGATGTTAGTTATAACCCAGATATCTTTGATTATCAAGATCTTGACGGTAGGAAGTTCATAGATATAACAAGGCAAATTTCCTGATATAATAAGGAAGGAGAAAAAATGCATAGAATTCATATAGTTGATAACTTTATAACACCAGAGGATGCTGCAACGCTTGTTGAAGAGCAGTTAAATCCATCTGAGACTAATCCCTACCCAGAATATTATGCTAAAAGGTTTGGTGGAACAGCATTCCCATACAACAAAAGGGTAATGGATCTGTTAATTAAGTATGGCCATAAGTCAAATCAGATCCATAAAGAACAAAATGGTTTTACTAATCCCATTTATGTCTTTAAATCTTTTGGCTCAGTGTGGACCCCAGGAACTTCGGGTGGCTTACACTTAGATGCTCAAGGGCCAGAGCCTTTTATTGAATTTAGCACAATCATTTACCTTAGCGATCCTTCTGACTATGAGGGGGGAGTAATATACTTCCCGAACCAAAATTTTGAATATAGACCTAAGAGATATTCTGCAGTATTTTTCCCAAGTGCTGGTTCTGAGTATATTCACGGTATTACAGAAGTAACAAGTGGCAAAAGACATACTGCTCTTTATATGCACACATCTATTCCAGAGCATGCCGATCCAGATTTTCATACTAAAGAAGAAACGCAGACTTGGGCAGCAATGACTCATCCGTACGCAATGCTAGATGGAGAAGATTGATGAATTTTGATTATGAAGTTTTAGACTTAGGCCTTGTTTATTATAAAAATGCTATTCCAAACCCACAAAATATTATTGATATTGTAAACGATGTAGACTCTAGATTTTTAGCAAACGAGCATAAAAACTCTCAGACTTCTGTACAAACCTGGAGTCCGTGGACCTATGGAAATTTGCATTTTAATGATCAAAAGTTTTTCCCAGAGCCAGAGATGCTTAGCCAAGAAGACTATTACTATAAAGAAATGCTTGAAGCCACTACACAGATGTACTCTTCTTTAAATTCAGCCTTTGAGCATTACTCTACGTCAGTATACCCCTTTGCGGGACCCAACATTAAAAATCGTGAAGAAAGTATACACCTGTTAAGATATGGCAAAACTGGTCATCTTCCTGCCCATCAGGATCAGGGAGTTAGCAGCAGAGTCCTTTCAAGTGTCATGTACCTAAACGATAACTACGAGGGCGGGGAGATTGAGTTTGTAAATTCAGCCGTTAAGATTAAGCCCGATGCTGGAAGCATAATCTTTTTCCCATCAAACTTCTTATATATCCACGAGGTATATCCAATTACTGAGGGGTATCGATATTCAATGCCGCACTGGTATCATAACATTAAAGACATGAGAAATTCAACTGGAGAAGTTTAGTTTTCCAATAATGGTATAATAGTATTTGAAGGAGGTCTTTACATATGGCAAAGACACAATACCCGATTGACGGGAAAAAAGGAAAGGCTTGGAAAATTACAAGTCCTTTTGGATGGAGGGTGCATCCTATAGAGAAAATTAAGAAGCATCATAATGGCACGGACCTGTGGGGGCCAGATGCAAAGATTTATTGCGAAGCATGGCACGATGGAACAGTAGTGTATGCTGGAACATCTAAGCTAAAGAATGCTGACGGGTCTTTAGGTGGCGTAGGATACTACGTAGATATTCGTTCAAAGATTAACGGCAAATGGTATGTAAGTCGTTATGGACACATGGCTGAGGGATCGCTAAAAGTTAAGACTGGCCAAAAGGTTGAGGCTGGAACTATTCTTGGAATTATGGGGAACACTGGAGCTTCTGCAGGAAGACACCTACACTTTGAAATTGTTGAAGGTAAGGTTCACCGTTGGGATCTAAATGGTAAAGGCTTTGTGAGCCCAATTGAATTTGTTGAAGCAATCATGGCCTGGGAAAAGCTAAGAGATTCTGCCCCAGTTGCAACTCCAGATGATGGAGTAGTTTCTACAGCAGTTCCAAGCCTTGACGTAAGCCATTTGGCTGCCAAAAAGAAGCCAGGCAAGGATGCTAAGCTAGTTAATCCAGTTCCTGGCTTCGGCGGTAAATCTAAGAATAAGTAGCAATGCCTGTATACGAGTATGAGTGTGTAGAATGCAAAACAAAAGAAACTTTTGTAAGAAGCATTTTGGACGAAGATCCAGGGTATGGTTGCAAGACTTGCAATCTGCCACTCTCTCGTGTATACTATCCAGTAGGAGTCACCTTTAATGGTGGTGGCTTTTATTCAACCGACAATAAAGCTAGGTAGTTAATATGAATACAGCTACACCAATAGAAAAGGTTGATGAGTATCAACTAAATGCATCTGATAGATGCGACTCCTGCGGGGCCCAAGCATATGTTTGGGTAAACGGAGTTTCTGGAGAACTGTTGTTTTGTGCCCACCACTATAATAAAATTATGGATAATGCCGTTGGCTATGACAAGATGATGAAGTTTGCTTATCAAGTTGTTGATGAGCGAGAAAAGCTTGTTGAAAATAGGCTAAAAGAGGCTGTTTAATATTTTATAAAATATTAACTAGGAGCAATCATGGAATTTTTATTGGGGTCTGTGGCAACTATTTTAGCTATTCTACTACTTCGTAATGCTATTGCTAAAGATTTAGCTAAAAATTCTAAAATATCTATAAAGTATAGTCAAAGTCATATTTATGAAATAATTAAAGAGTTTATCCCAGATAAATTTTTCTTAAAAAAACAGCGGGATACCCAGTCCAGACTTTATGAAAAAAGCATGTATACCCGTGTAGTCTTCCTAGATAACGAAGCCTATTGGATTAAAAACAACGCCCTTTTTGTTGCAGATATGGACGAGGGCATTGTAGCAGAGGACACAGCTAGAGTAGTTGACACAATGGGTATGGATAGGGTACAATTGGAGAAGGTAATTCATATAGTTGAAGCCTTAACGGAAGGACGTAAAGATGATAGTGGCTATTCAGGGTACTAAAACTTTTAACGACTACCCCGTTTTTTTAAGAGCTATGGGGACTGCCCTTTCTGAAATGAAAGATGAAGATAAAGAGTTTTATATTTATTCTGCGGGACCAGCACAGATAAATTCCATGGCCCTGGAATTTTCAAACGTTTCAGAGAGAAGTTTAAAGGCAAGGGGAATTCGCATTAAAATGATTAAAATTCCTCCAAGCTGGATTAAACAAAATATTCATAGTATAGAATATTTTGCTTTTTTTAGCAAACAAAAAGAACCAGTATCGTCATTAGTATCTTATGCAGAAAGCAAAGATGCTCGTGTAGGCGTTTATAGGTTTTAAAATAAAAATAGAGAGCAATCTAAAATGATCATAAAAACAATTGAAGAAATGGAAAAGCTTGTTTCTTCTAATAAAGAACTTTCTTGGGACGGCTGGACTGTTGTAAAACGATACCCCTCAGATAAAGCAAAAACTTCAAAACAAGGAGTTCGCATAAAGGGAGTTTGGCATATAGAGCAACGGTTTGAGGCCACTGAACAGGGCTGGGAAATTCCTGGAAAGCTCGAAAATAATGCATAAACATGAGTGGAAGGATTCTGGCTCATGTAATGACTATGACACAAATTTGTTTTTTGATAAATACGAAGAAAATCTATCTTTACGCCCAGCAATTGATAAGCTATGCTCAGGCTGCCCTGTAGCAAGAGAATGTTTTGCTGTAGGAGTTTCTCAAAAAGAGTGGGGTGTTTGGGGAGGAATTTTCTTGGAATATGGTAAAATATCTAGAGAGTTTAACAACCATAGATCTAAAAAAGACTGGGGAGATAAATGGAAAGACTTAACGACAGATGAGTAGGATCTAATGTATACAGATGCAATGAAGACAGCTTTTCATTCCCTGGCCCACTTTGCCCCGAAAAATTTTGCGGTACAGATTATAGATAATGAGCATTTTGTTACAGTAAAGGCAAGTGAAAAAGCCTTTATGTCGCTATCTCACGATGGTAAAAGACAGGCTGTAGAGTATATGATTAGAATAAAGAAAGCTTTTGAAGATAATGGATCAATTGTTTTGCTTGTTAGAGAAGGCGGAGAATAATGGAAATGCCAGGAAATATCGTTCCAGCTGCCAAAAAGGATGACATATATAAAAACAATGTTGCTAAAATTGGCGATGGCCATGATAATATAAAAATCTATAACGATGTTTTAGAAAAAGATGACTTAGAAACCCTTTTAGATTTTTGTCAAAATGCAAATTTTTCTGATGGTGGAGAAGATGAGCAGGGACAATGGTATAACAAAATTCTTGAAGCAGAAAATGTTCCAGAAAATATTTTTTCAATAATGTCAAAAGTTTATGATTTTGCTGAAAAAGAGTTGCAGGATTTTTATGGCGTTCAGCTAGACCCTTGGACCACAGAACCATTTTCGTTGCTTGTTTGGAGGCCTGGAGACTCAATGGGCGAGCATGTTCCAGAATGGTTTGTTCATCATCATAATATTTGTACTACATTTTATATCAATGACGGGTACGACAACGGAGAAATCGAATTTCCAGAGCATGATTTAAAAATTTCTGTTAGTAAAAATAGTTTAATGGCATTTCCTGGAAATAAAACTTATAGAAACTTAATTAATGAAGTTAGTGGTACAAATAAATATACCGCTAACTTATGTTTTAAATTTTCTGGATCAAGCTTTTTAGGAGAGGCCTCTTTTGAGTAATTTATTAAACATTGATTTTATTGTTTTTGCTGTCCTTTCAACGCTTATTGTTTTTTTAGCGTTTTATGTTTTAAAATTAAGCATAAGAAAAAGAAAATTAATTCTAGAAATTGTTCAGCTGCAAATAGATAAAGGAATTCTTACAAGTAAAATAAAAGAAGAAATAGAAAAAAGAAATTCTTCAGACATAGAAAACAGCGATGGATTTTTAAAGTTTATATCTCAATCAAGAGATTGGGCTTTTGACTATATAGAGCAAGTCCAGGCAGCTCTTCTTGAATTTAAAAACAGGGTAGAGCCACAAATCTTATATGCAAAAACTTATGGCACAACTGTCGGCCAATCCCCACACACTATTATTATTGATAGGATATCTGATGCTTATGATGACCTTGCAAAAGTAATGCCCGAAAACTCAACAGACAATGTGATAAAATAAAATTTATTAAATTTTCTATATAAAAATATAGAAAAACAAAAAACAAGGAGAAAAATGAAAACCGAACAACTAAAAAACATGCTAGCTTCTTACGGAAGAAGCGTACTTGGAGCAGCAACTGCCCTATACCTAGCTGGTGTTACTGATCCAGCAGACCTGGCTTATTCATTGCTAGCTGCATTGATTCCAGTAGCCCTTAGAGCATTGAATCCAAACGATGCGGCATTCGGAGTGCTTCCATCGGTAGAGGCCGTAGAGAAGGCTGCCAAGGCCGCTAAGCCTATGAAGAAGCCTGCTGCCGCTTCTAAGCCAGTTGCAAAAAAGCCTGTCTCAAAAAAGAAGTAGGAGTGTTGCTTGGCGGATAGATTAACCACAGTCTGTCCGCCAACAGCAAAACTTTATGTCATTAATTAATCATATAGACGAAGGCCCAAATCACGGCGGCAAATTAAATGATTTGTTATACTTTAAAGAATTTAAAACATTAGATGTTTTTGGTAAAACATTTTCAGTGTCATACAAAAACAGGAAAACATTTAACTCCTTAGATGCTTTTTTTACAATAACACAACTAGAAAATCTTGAGCTTATTAGCAATTCTCAACCTTCAAATGAAGTCTTTATTGACGAAGATGTTGTGGTAATTCCCATTGCGGGCAGCGAAATAGGATATTTTCATTTAATTTATAATGTTTTATCAGAGATTGAAATAATTAAATCTATGTTTCCAAGCATAAAAATTAAAATACTAAACTTATGTGAAAAAGAAACATTTGCTTTTCTTATTGAAAAATTTAAAAAAACCGATGCTTTTAAGGTGTATGGAATTGAAGACTCTGACATAATTAATTTTGAAGAAAATGATTTTATAAAAATTAAATCTTTATTTTTTATATACACAGAATATAACCCAATAGCTTCTAAAGTAGCAAGTCACAATTTTGATTATAGTGGGGACAGGACAGGTAAAAAGCTCGTTTGGTCATACCTAATTGATAAACCAGTACGGAATAGATTTTTATTAAATGATCAAATTACAAATAACAGAAAAATTTTTTTAAGTGGAATGAAGAGCAATACAGTTAAAAGAGCTACGGCCAATCTTATTTACAAAAGAGTTTTTGGATATTCCTTGTCTTCAAAAGAAACAAAATTTCTTGATAACATGAGGGTAGAAAACTATCCAGATTTTGTTGATAGGTTAATGACAGAATCAGAAGAGCTTAAGCTCGAAAAAATGTTTAAAGAAGCTGGTTACGAAATTATAGACCCAGAAGACTTGATAAGCATTTGTGATCAGGCTGCTCTTTTTGCTTCAGCAAGCCATATTGTTGGCCTAGCGGGGGCATCTTTTATAAATTGTATTTTTTGTAAAAAAGATACAAAAGTTTTAATTTTAAATAGCTCAGACTCTTATTCATTTCCTCATAAAGAAATCGTAGCTTCTTTTGGACTTGATGTAAGCATTTCTCCAGTGCAAAAAACATGGAGAAATTATACTTACCCTGCAAAAATGATTTTTAACTTAGTGAAAAGGGATTTCCAGTCCTTTCTCCCCCTGTGATATAATTAAATTATGATAAACATTATGATTCCTATGGCTGGTCAGGGAAAAAGATTTTTAGACAAAGAAATTTTTGTTCCAAAGCCACTGGTTGTGGTAAAAGGGAAAACCCTTGCTGAACACTCAATTGACTCTATTAAAATTCCTGGTGCGATGTTTCATTTTATTACAAAAGGCTTTGATAATAATTTTTATAATAAACAGCTTTCTATGATTTTTTCTGATAAGCTTGGAAACTCTTATAAAGAATATTCTATCAATATCAAACAGTATGGTGCTGCCCATAGCTGTTTGTTTGCTGAGAGTACGTTTAAAGATAAGGGGCTTTCGGACATGCCACTAATTATTTTAAATTGCGATCAAATATTAAATTGGGATCCACAAGATTTTTTAAATTTTATAGAAAAAAATGATCCAGATGGTGCTGTGATATTGTACAAGTCTGATGATCCTAAACATAGTTTTGCAAAAATAAATAAACGTGGAGAAATTTCTGAAATTATAGAAAAGGTTGCAATAAGTGATGACGCTTTGATAGGGGTTCATTATTGGAAAAAGGCGTCAGACTTTTTTGAGTCAGCCTCACTCCTTTTTGATAAACAGTATTGGGGTTCTAGAGAGGCCTATGTGTCTGAAACTTATAATTTTTTAATTAAAAAAGGAAAAACGATTCTGCCGTATTATTTTGAGAATGACCAATACATTTCGCTAGGCACTCCAGAGGATATTGAAAAATATTTACAGAATTCAAATGAAAAATAAAGCTATAGCAAAGTTGAATTTTTTAATAAAGACTCTTCAATTTCTTTAAATGAAAAAGTTTTTCTATTATGAGTTTCCCTAGGTAAGGCATAGCTAAGAGCTCTGCCTTTTTCATCATAGATTGTGGGGAATTCAGAATACTTTATCCCAGCAAACATACAGATATAGTCATACCATACCTGGTACTCATCATCTAAGTTAATTGCAATAATCTCAGACTCTTTCTTGCAAAAAATTGTATTTACAAGTCCAGAAGATTTTATTCCTGCAATTTTATAAGCCCCAGAATAAAGCTCAACCTGCTCCAAGAGTCCCAAATCTTCTGCCGCAATAATTTGATAGCCTTTATACTTAAAAAACTTTTCTAGCTCTATTTCATCGTTTTTAGAGATATATCTAAAGTCATCTTTATTTCTACCCTTTTGCTCATGGTGATTAAATCTAGATATAAATATTTTGAGGTCTGGATCTATTTTTGATTTTATATAGCCCTTAAACCTTGATTGCAATAAAGGATAGATTGTTTGTATATAAACTTTAAAATCTTTTTTGTTGTGCCAAGGATCAAAGAATTCTTTTACAAAAATGTTTGTAAATAAATAATTATGAGTAGACCAAATAAAGAATAAATTCTTAAAAACATATTTTTCTCCCGAAGCTACATTAAAAACATTGCTTTCTGGAATTGAATATACAGATGTTAAATCTTTTAGTATGCCATTTTTTTCTTTAGTGTGGTGCTCATCGGTTAAAACATATAGGTTTATTTCTGGGTCAAGCCTTTTTATAAACTCATATTGAGCCAGTTTGTCAAATATAAAATGAAAGTGGGTATAGCCAGTAAGGTCTATAATAAAGGCTTTTTCTGAAATTGTTGACTTTCTTTTAAGAAAAGGGTTAAGATCGGGTCTAGATTTATTGTAAATTGAAAAATCTTTTACTTTGTTGAGAGGATATCCAAACCCAGGTATCTTCATTTTTTTAATTTTTTTATAATTACAAATAAATTCAGACATTGCCAGCTTCTCCAACTCATTAGTCTGCTATAATTATAGCATAGAGAAGGAGTATCTAAAAGCAGATGAGCATAGAGATTGGAAAGCATAACGAATTTTATTTAGACAAGCCAAAAACAATTTTTTGTGATATTGATGGAACAATTCTTAAACACACACATAAATTTAGCAAGCTAGACAGCCACCCACCAACAGCCCTTCCTGGGGTTATAGATAAGCTTGATGAGTGGGACTCTATTGGATATAAAATTATATTGGTAACAGCAAGAAAAGAATCTAGCAGAGAAATGACCGAAAGACACCTTAAAGACCTTGGAATCATGTGGGATCACTTAATTATGGGTGTTTCAAGTGGTCAAAGAATTTTAATTAATGATAAGTTAAAAAGTGAAGATCCCGATAGGGCCAAAGCTATTAATGTAGTTACTGATTCGGGTTTCGCTAATACTCACTGGGAAGATTTTGGGCTATGATAACTGGAAATATTAATAATACCGTTGGCGGATGGTACATTGGCAATTTTGAAAAAGCGGTATATAAAACAAAAACATTTGAGGCATCTTATAAAAAACATCATAAAGGTGAAGTTTATGGATGGCATTATCATCAACACCTAGATGAGATAAACTTTGTGGTATCTGGAAAAATTAAAATGCAGGGCGAAGTCTTCGGTCCTGGAGACATTTTTATTCTTGAGCCATATGATATTGCTGATCCAGAGTTTCTTGAAGATTGCGAAATTATTTGTATAAAAGCACCCAACATAACTAATGATAAGATTGATCTAAAGCGATGAACCCAAAAGTCATATCTCATCGTGGCAATCTTTATGGACCAGATAAAGAAAACGAAAACACACCATCACAAATATTGCTTGCTATTCAAAAAGGCTTTGACGTAGAAATAGATTTTTGGGCAGAAGATAATAGGCTTTTTTTAGGACATGACTACCCAAAGCACGAGATCTCCATTAATTTTTTAAGAGATAATCAGAAATATCTTTGGATACATTGTAAAAGCCTAGAGGCTATCGATCTTTTAAAGCGTTTATTGCCAACTAGTAATTTTTTCTGGCACCAAAATGATGACTTTACTTTGACTAGTCTTGGCTATATTTGGACATATCCAGGAAAAGAAACAACTCAGTATTCTGTTATAGTAGATCTAACAGAATCTCCTAATACTAATATGGAGATTTTCGGTATTTGCACAGATTATCCAGAAAGAGTTTTGTTATGAATAGAACAGAAATTTTTAAGAAAGTAAAAAATGCAAAAGCTAATGGGCAAATTCTTTTCTTGGGAAAAGTTTTTAAAGTTGTTCCAAACTGGGAAACTTTTTATAATATTTTTAAGCAAAACCTTGAATTAGGAGCAATAGATTTTTCTTCTCCAGGCAGCTTAGCAATGGATAATTCAGAAGATTATACAAAAGATCTAGATTTAATAATCAATAACCTTGAAGCTTTTCACCCAGGAACAAAAATTGCTGCCCTGTCAATTGTGCACTTTTTAAGTGCAAACGACAACGCAGTCCCAGAAGCCGCCAGAGCCTTTGCAGAAGACTTTATGAGTAATAACCCAATTAAGCTACCACCAGATTTTGATTTCAATCTTTTTCAGCCCACAATTCACTCTGATCCTGTTGACGGATTTTATGTACAGTGTAAGGGGCAGACAATATGGAGGGCATATTACAAAAATAAAACCGAAGAGTATTTAACAAATCCTGGGGACTTGCTTTATATTCCTAAAGGAATTGAGCATAGCGTTGAGTCTATGAATGTTCGTGCAGCAATATCTGTATCCTTTTTTGACGAGTAGCCATCATGGATTTAGTTTATATTTGCGGACCTGGACACAATGAAGAGCTTCGATACTCTATTAGGTCTGCCGTTAAAAATTTAAAGTTTAATAATCTTTGGGTAGTTGGTGGAAAGCCAGATTGGTATGTAGGGAATCATTTAGAAGTTATTCAGAATAAGTCTAAGTATACAAATGCTCGGAATAACCTCAGAGCTATTTGTAACTCCCAAGAAATATCAGAATCATTTATTTTAATGAATGATGATTTTTATATTATAAATAGAGTTAGCGATGTACCATACATGCATGGCGGCTTGCTTGCTGATAAAATAAAAAAATACGAAGATTTAACTGGTAACACCAGATATGTGTTAATGCTAAAAAGAACCCTATTAAGCTTATCTCGCAGAATAATAAAAAAAGATGTTTTAGACTATGAGCTACATGTCCCAATGGTTATGGAAAAAGAAAAGCTTTTAGCTATAATAGAAAGTCCCGATTTGTGGAGGTCTAGATATGGAAATACCTTTAACGTTGGAGGCATAGAGATGGATGATGTAAAGGTATATTCCTTTGGGGCACTTGCTAAAAAATCTTACGACATAAATAATTTAAAATATGACTATTTATCTAGCAATAGTGATTCTTTTGAAATGATAAAGGATAAAATCCTAAGCGTTAGTTTTCCAGATAAAGTGGTTTATGAAGCTTAACGGTTTACTCTAGAAGCTCTTGCAACAGCTACCTGTCTTGCAGATCGATTCGCAGGCCTACGAACATTTTTAATAAACTCAGAAAATTTATCTAGCTCTACAGCCTGTCGATCTTGTATCCATTCTGCTCTAGCCCTTGCTTTTTCACTATAGGAATTATAGTTATTTTCGATAAGCTTAATCCCCGCTGCAGCTTCAGCTATGCTAAGTGGATTAATTAATACCGCAGCATCCCCAATACCCTCTCTTACATGGGGAGTATCTACATGTACAGTTGGAATTCCATACCCTGCAGCCTCAATAGCTGACATTCCATAAGTTTCGTACATGGACGGCACCAAGAGAACCCTTGTTTGTTCTAAATATTTGTATACATCTTTTGGATCCACCCTTGGATGTAACTCCACGTTTGGAAGCTTAGCAGCTTTTTCTTCCAAATCTGGTATGCCGTGAGTTGGCTCAGCAGGAGACCTAACAATAATAAACCTTTTATCTGGGTGCATTTCTGCTAAAGAAAGCACTACTTGAACCCCCTTGTTCCTTAAGGATGAAAGGCAGGTATAGGCATCTCCGTTAGTGCTAGTATTAGGTGGCAAATCACTAATCGGTGGGTGTAAAACAATTGCCCCAGGCTCTCCCCACTGCCTTGCAGAAGTTTCTGTATTATATACAGCGTAGTCTGCATAGCAGACTCCAGCTCGGATTCCCTTTCCGTATCTAGGCGGAGTATGAACGTTTACTATCGAGACCGCATTGGCCTCTTGTGCAGCTAAAACAGCTGGCAAGGACAATTCATTTTGAGCAATAACCACCCTGGCATTAAAATCTTTAAGCTGCTTTGCAATGGGGCTAGGGTCTGCTTTTATGTCAAGAACATCTGGAGTATTTATTTGAGTAACACGTATTCCGTCAATATAATACTCAGCCTGAGTGTTTGTTAGAACAACTCTCTCGCCTTTAACAGCCATCATTGATCTGTGAAGAGATACTTCTCCTCCCATGTTCCAAAGAGGAGGATAGCCGTGAGATAAAGCCACAACAGTCATCGATCAGCTAACAGTCTTTTAGCTTCTTGTAGCCCAGGACCATCTCGCCACTCTTCAAATGCAATTCTATCTAGGTCACGTTTTATTTTATCGTTAGCTTCTTGATATGTCTGATCGTCTGGGGCTGCCTTATTCCAACGGTGTAAGTGACTAAGCTTTACATCTGGGTGGTAAATAAACTTTGTAAGCTTGCCAAGCTCTCTCCAGGCATTGTCTAGAAAAAGGTGTCGACTCGTTGGCATTCCTAGCCAGCCAAGTCTTTTATACATTTCTACTGGAACTACAACATGTGTAGGAAGATCTTGACCATGTAAATGCTCTAAGCCATCACTACCATAGGCAACACCAAGCTCAGGTAAAGATTTTACCATAATCTCATCCCAACCTTTTGTTTCTGGAACAACGTCGTCTCCAAGTATCGCAACATGAGTAAAGTCTTCTTTAGAGGCTATCTCTGCTAACTCATTCAAAGAAGCTGTAAAAAATATTCTTGGGCCAACAATATATCTAACTTTTTCTAAAGCTGGATAAATGTGATCATCATCTTCGTCTATTCTTGCAAGAATTTCATAATCTAATTTGCAGGTTTCTTTTGCTGCTTTAGCAAGTCTTTCAAGATTATGAGGTCTGCCACGTGTAGGGACTGTAATTGCTAATTTAAAATTGCTCATAGCTTAATAGCCTTAGCAAACACAACTCTAGATGCCATCTTAGAGGCAGCAATAATTGCGATAGGGGCAGCAATGCTTAGAACGCTTCCAGCCCACATCCGTGGCTCAAGATAGTTCCACTCCCAAAAATCAAAGGTATGAAAAGCATTAGCAAGAACGGCAATACCACCAAACACAACCATTCCAAGAATTGCTCCAAAAGTTTTTTCGGGCTGACCAGATTCATTCATTCTAGAAGCAAGAACAAGGTAAGCAACCAGGAACAGTAGATACATAAGCTCGATAAAGAAGAAGAATAGTCCTGCCATCCAAGCTTGGGATAGTCCAACAAATTGTGCTACAGCTGTAATTCCATTAAAGGAAACAATTGCAGAAGAAATAAAGGCAAAACCAATACCAATAAGCCAAGACCAAAGTATAAGTTTTTGATCAACCTGAATTCTTGGAGCACGTTTTGATTCTTGAAGTTCGTATCTTTGACGTTTAGTGTCTTCTACACGTCTAACCGTGGCCTCTACTCCACCTGCATAATTTGCTCTTTCAGCAAGCATTTTTTGTCTATCTCTAAATGACCTTGGAATATTCATAATGCATCCATTATACCACTAAAAAGAGTTTTGTTCAACTTATGCTATAATATATTTACCTGCCCAATTGGGGGGTATTTAACTCGCTTAACACAAGGAGATGATATATATGGTTATTACAACACCATTTGGAGGACTTGGTCTAGATATTGACAAGTTCTTTAGCACAACACCAGCAACAAACACCTACCCACCATACAACGTTGTTAGGATTAACGACGACAAGATCGTAATGGAGTTTGCGGTAGCTGGATTCAAAAAGGATGAGATCAGCATTACTGCTGAAAAAAATGTCCTATCAATAAAAGCAGAAAAGCCAGACGCTGACGATAAGAAATACCTACATAAAGGTATTGCTGCTCGTAGGTTTACTCGCTCATTCTCGCTACCAGAATACTATGAAGTAGATTCCGCTGGATTTGAAGACGGTATTCTATACATTAATTTGGTAAGAAACATTCCAGAAGAGAAAAAGCCAAAGTCGATTAAAATCAGTTAAAAACGATGATATCCTATAGGTAGCTTAAGGTTTCCGAAAGGCCGCTACCTTAGGAGACAACCTGGGCATGTTGATAAAAGGCCTATCTTAATAAATAAAAGGCTTTCTCTTGCTTAAGATTTTTTTAATCTTGCGTAAGCGATACCATTTAGCCAATTTTTTAAACATTTAAAATACCAACCTTGAGCTAAACTCTTTTTCTGTTTTAATTCTTTCTAAAAATTTTGTCATCCAATATTCGTGCTCTAGCTGGCCAAGATGCCCATCACGTCTGCAAAGATCATCAACTTCAAATTTTCCTGTCGGCCTTGCCTTATTTATAAATTTTACAGATTCTTCTATAGTTAAATGAACATAGTTTTTTGAATTTTGAAAAGTATTATGGTTAATGCTTTCTGGATAGTCCCAACATCCCCAGAGCATCTTTACCCCTTTTGATTCACAAAATTTTTGAAACATCTTCCAGCCAAAATAAAAATTAATAAAGTCTTTTTTATGAGCTTCTGGAGTTACAATTCGAGGTGTCAAAAAATTGTCTTGACCAACTTTTGTGTAATTTTGCCAATAACTTTGCGTCTTTAATGGCCTACTCTGCACATGGTACCACATTCTTTCTTTGGGGCTCCAGTCCCAAAATCTTGCAATATTTGGTAGCATAACAAAAAAGAATTCTGGAAAGCCATACTTTTCCCCATAAATCATAAAATTAACAATAATCTTTTGCCAACCATGTCCAGCTTTTGCTAAAGAAAAAAATCCAGATGTATCAGTATGCTGGGCAATCTGATTATATAGCTTTTTTGTCCAAATTGTTTCTAGGGGAGATCCGACACCTTCCGAATTAGAACAACCGCTAAATAGGATATGGATTCCTGTGTGAGTTTTTGTAAAGTCTTCGCTTCTAAAACCATCATGGTTAAAATTATAAACTATTCTTCCATCATCAACCGTGTCTGGCCCCTCTGTTGGCAAAATAGTCAAAGTTTTTTTATAGCTTCCGCTTTCATGTACGAAGGATTCGCTCCAGGGGTTTACAAACTCATTTAAAAAAAGATCTGGAGCACAGTTAAATATTGAGTTAGACCTACTGTCTTTTAAATTAATAATAAAATCTAAAGGCTTATTCACTATAAAAGTATAGCACAAAGACATGGTATAATGATTTTATGCCATACCACGTTGGAGAAAAGGGATCGTACGGTTGCTCAGGCTACCCTGCCCTTAAAGATGATGGAACCGTAATGGGTTGCCACACTACAGCTGAAGAAGCTGCTAATCAAATTTATGCGATTAACGAGTCTGAAGGAAATATCGAGGCTGGTGTTGGTATTAAAAATCCAGAAGACTGGCCTATGGACAAAGTAGAGACTGACAGAAACGGTATGGGCTCCAGGATTGGTCAGCCAGAACCAGCTTCCAAGAAACCCTCTGCACTAAAAGATCCTAAGAAAAAACCAAAAACTAGAGTTGGTGGTGCTGGCGGAGACTCTTCTGGAGCAATCTCTACAACTAATTCTGGCACATCTATGGGAACAAAGGCAGACGAAAAAGTTGCCCCGTGTTGGGATGGCTATACTCAAAGGGGCATGAAGCCAGGAGACAATGGACGAATGGTTCCAAACTGTATTCCAGTATCAAAAGCAGATGCTACATTAGTCGAAGGTGATTTTGTAGTGGCAATGACGACTGAAGGTGCAATCGTTGGTCAGGTTGAACACATTATGCTTGAGGGTGGAACATATGGTCAGCCTGGAAATCCATATTCGGTAGAATCAACTCCTGAAAACCCAGCGGTAGCTGTTAGAATCCTTGAAGAAGACGACGGCGTTTACTACTACACACCTTACTCAATTGGTGCACTAAGATCTGATGTTACAAGAATTGACATGCCAAACATTAGTATGGAAGATTATGAGGATGATGATTATGATGAATACATGGACAAAGCTGAAGGCTACAGCCCTCCTGCTGGGGCTAGGAGTGCTGCTCGTCGTGCTATCAAGTTCAAAGAAGACGGAAAGGCCACAGGGGCTGGAACTGCAGTTGGATGGACTAGAGCTAGACAATTGGCTAATGGAGAGACACTCTCGCTAAGCACAGTAAAGCGTATGTACTCTTACTTCTCTCGTCACGAAGTAGATAAGAAGGGTAAGGACTGGGGAAACCAAGCCAACCCTTCTAACGGATATATCATGTGGCTAGCGTGGGGTGGAGATGCGGGATACTCTTGGTCAAGACGTATTGCTCAGCGTGAAGCAGACAAAGCACTATTTTCTGATTTTGGAAAAGACTATACAACAGCAAAAAGATTAATCTAGAAATAGATTTTATTTTGTATTCATATTAATCAGATATCTTACACTATCAATAAAACCAGCTCTTACAGCAGTTTTTAACATCTTATGAGAAGATGATCCATACTTAGGCAAATCTGAAAAGTAAACTATATACTGAGTTTCTGGATACCTAGATTTTATTAGTGCAGCGTTAGCAATAGCTTTCTTAACGTTATCAGTTCTTTTAGCCCCTGGCCTTTTGCCTTCACCTTGCAGCCCACCTTTTGCTTCAACATAAACTTGGGTACCACGAAAGTCATAAGCAAAATCAACCTCACAGCCAACATCTTTAACAACAACATTCTTCTCAATGTTCTGTTGTCCAAACCTGCCAAGGTCTTCAAGAACCTGTGATTCAAAAAGATCTCCAGAATGTTTGGACTCTGCTTGGAAATTAGTGATAGTCATAATAAAATGATACCAGAATTTCAGGGGTATGTCAAGCTAATTATAGGACAATAACAATAGTCTTTATACTTAATAATCTCAAAGTATAGCTCTATCCCTATATCGTGTATTTCTCCACAACTACATTTATAAACCACAACCAATTCTACCAATGCTTTATGAATCTGATATACTTTAGGTATGGACCTAGAAAAAGAGATTGATGCTATACTATTTGAACTAATAAAAGACATTAAGTTATATAAAATTGATAGTGATAATACTGTTATGGATGTTGAGTATCAAAAATATACCGCTCAGATTCTAAGGGTATTTATGAACTACCTAGCAGAAGAGTAGTCCTTGACAATGTCTAGATTAAAGGCTATAATGGTTGTATGGCACAAATAGATAGGGACCAAGCTCTCCAAAAGCTTATCGAAGAAGTTGTAGAAGATGATATGTTTAACGATGACAGCTTCTTAGATGACTATGATGACTACAATCTTGGATACCAGGCTGGAACTTTAGATGAGCGTGAGAGAATTTTGCAGGGTATCCAGAAGCTAGAGGATCAGTCCCATGCAACAAGAACTCCTATATACCAAGATACATTGTTTGACAAGATACGGAAGATTGTGGGTAAATAATGGAATATTGGTCATGGGTACTTGCTGTAATTGGCGTAGCTGGAATTTACTTTGTAGGGAAGAAAACTCTTTGGGGATGGTTTGTTCTTTTGTTCAATGAGGCTGTCTGGATTATCTATGCTATCATTACAGAACAGTACGGGTTTATTGTTTCAGCGTTTGCTTATGGAGCAGTATACATTAAGTCTTATCTACATTGGAAGGAGGATGCTAATGGCAAAGATGGCAGGCCTTCACGCTGAAGGGCTAACAGATGCAGACCTAGAGGAAGCTCAGGTTGCTGAAATTCTAGAAGAAGTATTTATAGATTAAAATTTGGCGGTATAGGTGCAACACTTGACATCCTTTAGCATCCGCTGTATAATGATACATAAGATTTAACCAACAAGGAGAACAAATGAAAAACGTTTATAAGAGCATTGTTGTTGCTGTAGTATTTGGAAACATTATTGCTTTCCCAGTAGTAGCTTACAGCTTTCCGTGGGAGACCTATCTAATTGATCCAACACCATATTACATTGTTCAGTCAGGTTCCCTTGGATTGCTTATTGCAGCCTGTATTTTTGTCTATGAATGGGCTAGATATTCAGAGAAACCTTGGCTAAAAAAGGTCACTGGATTGAAGCTAAAAACAAGAAATAAAACTAAGTAATGTTAATTTTGTCTTAATTTATGGTAAAATAGTAGTACCCCTTTGAGATGGATGTGTCTATCTTGAAGGTTTATAACTTAATAGGGTAAACCACCCACTAACGCTCAACGACCGAGTACTAACTACCAAGGAAAGGTAGGTCGCCAAATGAAAAGAAAAAGGTTCATCGCAATTGGTATGATTGCACTGCTACTTACAAGTGGCACTGGAGTAGCTTTTGGAGCTATGATAGAAGCCACAGAGTCATCGAACATAGAACAACCAGTAACACAAGTAACAAAGCCAACACCAGTAATTGATTCTCCAGTAACAACAGAAGTTATCTTCTCAGGGCCAGTAAAGGCTTTAGAGTTAGCAGTTGGGCCAGTCCTGGCTTCAGATGCACCACTTATTGGTTCCGTTGACTGGATGGCTCAGGAGAAGGCAGCAAAGGATAAGCTCAAGTCCGATGCTGAGAAAAAGCAAGACGAGCTAGAGGCAGAGATTGCCAGACTGGAAAAAGTTGCCAGTGATACCAAGAAGTTAAATGAAACTTTAGTCTTGGTCAAAAAGCAAATTGGAAAAACCCCCTGGGTATTTAGTGGATCTACACCGTCAGCCTGGGACTGCTCTGGAATGGTTCTCTGGACCTATGCTCACCTGGGTGTTGATCTAGAGCACAGTGCAACAAAGCAAAGACTGTCTGGAGCTATCGTTACCATCCCTAAGATTGGGGACCTTGTGTCTTTTAATTATCAAAGCTATGGCAGTGCATATCACATCGGTATCTATATAGGACCTGATGAGATGATCCACGCAGGCGGTAAGCCAGGGGACAGAACTGAGGTACGCTCTATCAAGAACTGGTCTAAAGCTAACGGTAATAGCGAAGTCACCTATACCAGAATAATCGAGACAAACAACTAATTTATGAATAAAGTTGTAATAGCCATATTGGCATGCCTGTCGATATTTGTCGGGATACTGACATTTAGTCAGCCTAGCACAAATGCTAACACATTATCAATTGATAGAGCAGAGACTCAAAGGCTGCTTGCTCTGGAAAAGCCTACTGTAAAAATAAAGAACAATTACAAGAGGTCTGAGCAGCTACCACCTAAAGATCTTAAAGCTATTCTACATCAAGCTGGGTTTCGTGGCAGCAATTTGAAAGAAGCTTGGGCTGTAGCCATGAAAGAGTCAACTGGCAGGCCTAGGTCTCATAATGATAATCCTGATACTGGTGATAACTCACACGGACTATTCCAGATCAACATGATTGGAAGCCTAGGTCCAGCACGACTCAAGCAATATAAGTTAGATAGTAATAAGGACCTGTTTAATCCATTGGTGAATGCTAAGATTGCTTTTCAGATGTCAAATGGTGGAAAGAACTGGTCTGGCTGGAACGGCATTGGAAGTTCGACGACAAAATGGTTTAAAGAATATCCAGACTAAAAGTTCGGCGGTAAATAGAAGACACATGTCTTACTACATTACTCCGTAATGCTATTGACAAACATCCTAGTATACCGTATACTTGTTATGAGAGAAAAGAGTAATAATGGAAACCACTAAAAGAAGTTTAATCAAGACCCTTAGCTGGGAGTTCGTACACCTTGTTATCATAGCAGGAGTAATTTACGTAATCACAGGAGAATGGGAATACGCTACTCTAGGAGCACTTATCTACATTGCTTGGGAAGCTCTAGCATACTTCATTCATGAACGTATTTGGGCTAAGTTCGTAAAGATCAAATAGCATGTTTGCAACAGCCAAGAGAGATACTCATATTAATCTAATGAGTGATGTCGATACTGAATTTGCCATAGAAGAAGGCAAATGGATGTTCCACATTACATCCCCAAGTCAGGTCAAATATCTCCAGCTAGGAGAAATTGCTATTTGGGATATGACCACAGGTGGGGTATGTTATGGATATGCCAAAGATTGGGAGATAGATGGTTAGCAAAAGAAGATCATTAGCTAAATCTGTCACCTGGAGACTAATAGCAATATT